AATTATCCCACACTGACCAGCTAGCCTCTTGTTTTCTGTCTAGTCTGCCAAGTGAGAAGTCAAAAAGAAATATCCGGTTATTTTCTGTGGCTAGTGTAATTGATTGATTATCGTTAATAACATCAATAGGTATTGAAATGTAAGCCTTTCGCTCAAATACATGGCTACAAATATCAGCAACCAAGTCCTCATTTACTAAGTCCATTGAGGCCTCGACTCGCGTACTCTGCAAGTCCGAGCCTAGTGCGGTGTTTGTTAGTAGCGATGCAGATGGTGATACTGTTTGGCCCTCTAGAGCCGCAAAGCCCACAAAGCGCCCCGCCTGTACTGCTGGGTACATTACTTTGTTGTTGTATCTAAAAGAACCAAATTTGCTCAGCGTACCATAAGGCGAACGCACTCTAAGTACCCGCCAATCAGAGTCAGAAGTGCTACCCATATAGACAAGCCACGGGTTACGTCTACATAAGACAACAAGGCTGTTATCGTAAATATCAAGAGCAACAGGGGTGTCATTACTCGTATCGCCCACACGAATAAAGTTAGTAGCTTTAAAAACATAAGGGTTACCTATTTCGCTGTACTTAACCAGTTTATCCTCTGGGTCAATAACAAACAATCTACCCTGGTGGTATATACTCACGCTGTAATTTGGCGGCTCACCCTGGTCTGTTGGTGCCTCAGTTATGGACAAAGAAGAGTCTGGAACAGCATCATCAAATGTTGTGGTTGAGTTATCATTTATTGTTGTTAGTAGTAGATAAGTAGAGCCACCATCAGCTGTCCTGTAAATCTTTCGAGCCTCAACACCATAGCTGGCCGGTGCTGTTGGTATGTTTGATAAGGTGACATTTTCTGCAACAGGCGAAAAGCTTACAGCTGTAGATACATCACCCTCAACTAATGCACTGTTAACCCAGGTGACCTTATAACTGTAATCACCTGATAGAGCTGTGCCTGCTGTGGTTGCTGCAGAGCCTGCAGTGATTGAGTCTGGTGCTACAGGTATGCCATGCCTGGTAAGTGTCGAGTTATCATCAAGCAATTTATATGGTGTGGCACCACTTTGCCCAATAAAAAGATAACCCTCATACTCTGCTGCAGTACATCTTGTGCCTGTAACGAAGCTATCAGGCTGCTGAGATACAGCTGTTGCATCCTCACCAGCATAAATGTTGCCACCCCAAACAGATACAATAGCATCAGAGTTGTTGCTATCTTGCCTGGTAAAAAGCCCATCACAAACATTTGAGCCAACAGTATCAGTTACCCAGCTATTCATTGTAGCAATGCCCAACCTGGTTGATACCGCACCATCATCAAAAACAACATTAAGGCAGTCAGGGCTCTCATTGTCTGGGATCAGGTTAACGTCAAATTTGTTGTTTAACCCACCATCAAAGAAAACCCTGTTGTTATTCGGGTATATGATATTGTTATTAGCTGCCATTATGCTATCAGCCCTGCATAGCCGTCATTAACACCAAACTCTTTTACAACCGTAAAGGCGTCACTGGTCTTTTCTTTGCGTCTATTGCGTTTGATTTTGTTGACGTTTTCTTCCCATCTATTTCTGTGATATGTGGCCATCTGGGTATTTTGATCTTTGGCGTACATTATAGACAAGCAGAAATCGATAATATCAGTGTGATACCTTGAAGGCACACTCATTGTAGTGCTTGCTGTTGTCACCTCTGCAGGTTGATTGTAGTGAAAAATCTTTACAGTTTTAACAGCGTCAGGTGTTGGGTACAGGTAGATAGTGTCATTCCAGGTGGTGTACTCGCCTGGGGTGCCAGTTACCTCTGTTGTGCTTGTTTTTGGGTCTGAATCAAGTGAGCCAGTAGCTAGCTTTTTGCCGTCATACTCAACCCGCTTAATACCTATGCAGTTAGTAGGGTAAGCAATAGTTTGAGTAGATGCTACAGAAACGGTAGTAGTAACCGCCTCAACAACAAAGGCCTCAAGTGCTAGCTCAAGCTCAGCTTGATAGATAGCGTTTCTAATTTCAGCGCTAGTAAAATGTGGGTCACCACTAGCATTATATCGTGCTCTTACTTGTGTTTCTATTTCAGCAGGTGTCAATTAGGCCTCCTGTGAAAGCTCCTTTCTAAGTTCACTGTCAGCTACGCTTTGCAGGTGGTTGGCTCTTATGTGAGATTTCAAGCCTGCAGCGCTCTTGGCAACAAAGCCACATTTCTGGAAGTCAAAGTCATCAGGTGCTTGTGTTTCTTCTATTTTATCATCATTTATAGGCTCAACCCTAATCATCTTTTTATGGGCCGGATCTGGTACGCCACCTTTTAAAAATACTGGTGACTTAAATTGGCTCTTAAATTCAACAGCCTCGTGTCTATTCATTGTAACATAACCATGGGCTGGTATCTTAATCTCTTGACCCTTGAAAGTTTCAATGTGCTCAAGGCTGTTATCGTTCCATACTTTTACTAATGTGTTAGCCATAACTTTATCCTTTACTAAAATAATACATAATTAAAACTATTTAACTCTTCTGGTCTGTCTTGCTCTTTGCCTAGCCTTAAATCACCATTCCAGTCGGGGTGCATTGCCTGCCTGTAAATCCTATCAGACATATTAAGCATCTCAAGCGCATCGGATAAATCCATTATCTTATAAGCTGCAAGGTTGCCCTCAGCATAAGCGCCCATGGTGCCACCCTCTGAGGCATTTATGTAGATGCCAGGCACATTGATCGCTACCCAGTCAAACCAATCTTTGAAATTTTTGTAAGATTGCCAAGTATCAACACGATTACCAAACACATCAACAGCTTTTATGCAGTAGCCCTTACTGGTATCGTAAGTGTCATCATCCCAGCTGTGGAATTTGTCATCATAGCCGAAACAGAAATCAGCCCCGATAAAAACAGCTGTGCTAACACCAAGAAAAGCCTTAGCCAAATACAGAGCAGCACCCAAAACATTGCCGCCTGTGCTAAAAAAAGTGTGATAATGCTCTATCTCATCAACCTTAGCCATGTAGTCTTGAGAAGGGATGGGGCAATTGAAGAAATATATCTCTCCACGCCATTTTTTTATTAAATCTGGGTCACTGCCAATAAAGGCAACCAGCTTTCTTTTTTCAGTGCGTTGCCAATAATCCTCTTCACTCATTTTCCCGCTTTTTGTAACCTCTGAGACAACTATTGGGCCAGCGTCAAGAGATACGTAATAATCTGCATTTATTTCTAAATCTTCGAAGTAGTGAAAATTATGCAAGCAAGAAATTAAGGGCACCCCACCCCTATCTCTCAATTTTTCTGCATTGTATTTAAGAGAGGGCCCGCTCCCAGCAAGGATTGCTGGGCGATGTCTTAACCTACCATAAAGGTTTTGCAAGCCATTTGCTGAAAACGAGCCCATTTGCTCTTTATTAGCGCGAATATTGTTAAGCCAAATATCTTGCCAGTGATTAATGGTTGTAGAGTCATTCTTGGTAGAATTTTCCCTAAGCTTAACACTAGCCACCGGTGGTGCGAGTATATAAGGCTGGTAATTACAAATTATTTCGCGCCTTTTCACAGAGCCCCCTTAAAATTTCAAATAAGCCTGACCAGATGCACCAGAGACAATAGCCTCCATTGCTTTTCCAACTGGGCCAAAGCCTGCACCAGTAGTGTTAGACTGAGGTGCAAATGTACCATCTGCAGATACCTCAACCAAACCACCAGCAGCTACTGTACCAGAAGTGGCAGTCATTTCGATTGCAGAAAAGCCTTTAGTCATCAACCAGCCATATGCACCAGTTGTGATTGTGGCATGTTTGCAAACACCAACAGCGATGTCAGAGCTTGATGTAGATGATACGGTTACGCTGTAACCTGTAACACCAGAAAGCACAGCACAGTGACCTGGGTCAATCTGTGCATCAGCACCTGTGTTGTAAACAAAGATGTACTCTTCATCACCCTCTTTGATGCAAGTACCAACCTCTGGGTCATTTGCCCCCAAAGATGCAGTTACCTGAGAAACGCCAGCAAAACGTACTGGACTTGCGCTATATGCAGTCATACTAAAACCTCCTTATTATGTAGTAATTGCGCTCATTTTACCATGTAGTCTGTTGTTAGATGACCCTAGTGCACCCATCCAAAGAACTCGAGCAACCTTAACCTGTTGGTTAATTGGCTTCTGGAATGGCTCCATAGAGAAGTTGCGCTTAGGATGATAGAACAAGTGCAAATGATCCAAGTTAAGCATAAACAAATGTTGTGCAGGACAATGAGAATCAGAAACAATAGGCTGGCCATTGAACATTAGAGACTCAAAGCCACCCTTAGCAATGCTCTCATCAACAAAACGTTGAACAGGTGTTAAGAGGTCATAGTAAGTGTTGTAAACAGCGCGGCTAGCCACGATAAAGTTAGGATGTTCTGAATCAACAGTACAGTCTTGAAAGAGCTCATTCATCTTAGAAAGGCTGTTAGTAGATGTAGAACTATCTACCTGGCCTTGCCACCAAGAGTAACTTGCCTGGTCAATGCCACCAACAGTTTGGTCTACAGCTACGATGTCACGCAAGCCAACAATAGAGTCAGCAGTTGTGCCATCAGAAAACAAACCTGTACCAAGGCTGTCTGCCAAAGTTTTCTCTGCAATTTGCATCTTGCTTTTCAAAAGGTTTAATTGAGCAGCGTCACCGCTGTTTTTGAGCTCATCCTCTTCTGAAATAGTTACGCCTGCATAAAGTGACTTCCAGTCGTATGCTGCAGATGTAATGTTTTCATTATCAGTAGTGCTCAAAGTATCAGCGCCGCTGTACCAGCCAGAGGCTGTGCTCTGTGCATAGTTTAGCGGGATATAGATTTGAGTACCGCCCGATGTTGATTTGTAAGAGCCACTTTTCTTGATTCTCATCAATAGTGGGTTAGAGTCAAAGATTGAGTCATGAAGTTTCTTGACCCAGAATTTTTCCGTGATCGCATTTAATTGATCAACGCTTAAAGCCATTTCAGCCCCCTTGTTGTCTTAATTGGTTTAAAAATTGTGATTGTGCAGCTTCAAGTTGGTCGTGAGTCATTTTGCTGTAATCAATTGGCGCTGGTGGTGTCTTAGCTTGCCCAGAAGTCTCAGAAACAATGCCGTTTCTTCGTTTCATCTGCTCTTGCTTCACTAAGTCCGCTTTGCTTGCCTCAATCCTACGTGCCATGATGTTATCGTAATCCATTACTTTATACGCTTTGTTAAAGTCTGATATTCCATTATCAACCATGAATTGAAACACCTTGTTTTCAAGAGATACGCCTGTATTTGGGTCTGTGGCACTGAAGTCAACATCGGAAAATTCTTGCCTTGTTGCCTGTACCTGAGACTCTAATGCTGCATCCTCTTGAGAAATTCGCTCATTTTCCATCCTCTCACGCTGCTGTTGAATCGTTTCTTGAAAAGGTGCAAGTTTCTGGTCAATTAATGAGGTTATTTGAGCAGGGTCAAAGCCTCCAGTTTGATCAGGTGAACCGACCGGCAAGCTGCGATTCTGATACGCATTATTCCAGTAGTCAAACCACTCAGGATTGTCACGCGCGTATTGGTCTATCTCTCGGTACTTATCAGCCATCGCTTGCGATTCAGAAAGTTGACGCTGCCAATCTTTCTCTTGAGTCTTAAGCTCACTCATGCGCTGACTGTAATGATAACCTTGAGAAGCCCTTTTTAGAATGTCAGAAAGTGACTCTTCAACCTCTTTACCGCTAGCGGTGTACTTGAGCTTGTGAGCATATAGGTCATCTAGTGATTTAAAATTAAACCCTGCAGCCTCTTCTGGTTGTTGCTCTTCTGGTTGTTGCTCAACCTGGTCAACACCCTCAGCCTGGGGCTCAACATTTTCCTCTAAACTCGCTAAAATTTCTTCATTCGTTGGTTCTGTATCCATAACTACCCCTTAACTAAAATTAATTAACTAATATTTATAAAGTGCCCATGCCTTTGGGTCTTATTGCTGGCTGCTGTGCAAGCGCTGCCTCTGGTGCCACTGGCATTTGTGGCTCTGCTGCCGCCTCATCATCACCACCACCACCAACCATTAACTGCATCGATTGCATAAAAGAATCTGTTGCAGCATCTAGTAAGCCCTTGGCCTCTTCTGGCGCGTCTGGTGTAGCCTCCATTAAACCCCTAAGCATTTCTAGCCCTTGCTGTACGCCACCAACTAGCTCGCGCAATTGATCAGCTCCACTTGCGCCCTCTGGCATTTCTGTACCTGGCATGTTGCCCTCTGCCATACCCGGCGCTACATCTGCAGGCGCTTGATTACCTGGCCCCATTCTACTAACCTCCCTCTAAAGCTGCCTGCTCTGCAAGCTCAGCCTCGCGTTGTTTCATTCTCTCTAATATTTCTTCCCTATTTGGAAAATCCAAAATTCTTAACAACTCTTCTGCATCAATAACCTGCCTATCAAACAAGTTTAGAGCTTTCTGCTCTTTGTCTGCAGTGGTAAATGGCAAGCTTGAACCTGTGTTAACTCTTGCGTCAAAACTTGATGATGCTAGCTTTATTCTAACAGGTGTTTGCTCTAATACAACATCATTGCCATCAATCTCACCATCAGCAAACCTTTGGATAATAGCCGTTTTCTCTTGCGTCATTCCAGTAGGCCCAGGTCTATCATCTCTTTCAATACTGAATCGGAAAAACTCTGTAGATCCCTCATCATTTGTGACTCTGAAAATTCTTGGCTTGTTGTAGTATTCAAGGACAACTTCTGAATATTGGCGTCCAATGTCTCGTATAAATGAGTCCAAATTTCGCTGCTTCTGTCTAATTCGTGTTCGAGCCGCCTCTTGCAGCTGCTCAATAGCACTACTTGCAGTGACCGATCCAGGTGTTTCGCCTCGCGTAATGTCTTGT